TCGACGCCCGGTGTAGGGTTTGCATAGACGATTGTCATTTCGCCTCCCCTGTTATCCATGACTGAAGCGGCTGTTGCAGAGTAAAATGGCCCACCTGGTTGATACTCAGACTCATTAATCCCCTTCAGCTCAGCCCCAGATGAGTCAATCTCTGGGAACGAAAACTGCTCGCGCACAACAGGATTCACATCTCCTGGCTGATAAACCGTGTAAGTCGATTCTTGGAATGTTGCCAAGGCAGAATCAGAGAATCTGAATTGCGTAAGATCGTAATATCCAAGTCCAATGTTGAAATAGTGGGTCAAAACCTTCTTGTTGTTTACGTACTCAAGCAAAGCCTCACCAATCAAATCAGGGTACGCTCTAACCTTTCCATAGATGTCAGGTCGCTGGCTGTAAAGGCGAGCCGTGTTTGTCTGGCCTGTGAACTGGGAGTTTCCAGACTCCTTGCCAGACCTGTCATTTAAATTACCAAGTGATCGATTAGCCAAAATAATCGATACGGCAGCCGACGCAACCACTGACGCTATAGCCCACCATGCCGCCGCGCTAAGAGCTTGCGGCCTTACGCAAACAGCAAGGAGATCTCCATCTACTGGGTATGATGCATAGTCAAACTCGTCATTACCAACTCTTATCCCGTTGAGGTCTATCGTGGTGTAATCAGGATTAAGAAGGTGTGGATGGGCATCCATGATGTTATCAGCCCATGATTTTGACGTATCAAGCGGCCGGCGAATCTTCTTGAGGGGTGTGTCGATTATCAACATGTCGATAGAATTCCAGTCTGTGGCGTCTGATTATGCCCATTCTATCGCATTGCACCCTAGTGTGTCTGGCGTGAAGAATTAGCTCTCCGCCACCAACAACGATGCCAACGTGGCGCGGCTCGCCTAGTTGGTCGAACGCCATGAAAACCACGCCAGCGTCTTTTTTATCGCAAGGCTCCCACGCTTCAGATTGAATCTCGCGCTCGAATCCGACAGTAATGTCATCATCGTGGTGATCATCAAGCTCGACACCAAGCACGTCACGATAATAGCGCACAACCAGAGCCCAGCAGTCGATGCCGGACTCATCGTTACCTCTAACGCGATATGGCTTGCCAACCCAATGGCTAATGAACTCTGCTTCCGTCATACCCCCTCCAATCCACTCCACTCGTCGATTCGGTATATGCGAGAAACGCCCCTTGTCATAATATTTATGCGCTCAACCTTGAAAGTGACACTATCAACCGACATTGATACGCCTTCATTGCTCAAATCAAGCTCATAGCTGAACATTGGTGTTGTCAGGTCAGAGTCAGACCAGTGGGACATGATTACCTTAACTGGCTCCTTGATGCGCATGAATGGCGGTATGCTGCGAATGGTTCGCTGCACTAGGTCGCCAACCACGGGTCGAGCCATGCTGAAACTTGCTTCTGGCTGCGACTCACCATCTATTTTCGGATATTGCACCTCGACATAGCAGGGCTGGTACTCGTTGCCAGGCAAAGTGATTGGGTCGTACTGGTTTGCCACAATGCGGATAGTGTCAATGGATGAGTGGCTAAACTCGATGGTGTCAAACTCAAGTACTGGTGCCTTGGTTGTCCATATCGTTGCGTTATCTGGCATTACGCCTCCGGTAGTTGCTGGTTCATCACCAAGTCAAACAGGCTGCGCTGTGCGAAGAACTCAGAGTTGACCAAATCATCATGGTCAAGCCACCATTGAGGAATCGGCACTTTGCGAGCGATAGCGGTTGCTTGGTACGAGAATACGTTATGCGCCTCTTGAGTCTGCGAGAATGTATCTGGCGTTAGCTGCAACGTGTGCAGAAGTTTGCCGAACTCTGTATCTATCTCAAGCTGAAACTGGTTGCGGCCCATCGCTAGACCGCTGGCGCTCATGCTGTAAAACCAAGTCTGAAACTGCGCGGCTTGGTCGCGGGTCATTCGCCACGTCAGGTCATAGGTCACTGGCGCGTCATTGTTCAAGCGCTTGACGTATCCAGGCCCTCGCAATGGTTGAACAAGCTGGAATGTCTGCGCCTGAGTGCGGCTGATGCTTATGAGCGGCTTTGGCACTTGGCTTGGGTAATCTACGATTGCCATCTCAAATCCTCCGTTAATGCCTACATTCTAACACGGCATCAAAAAACTCAACTGGTCGGAGCAGTTGTTTTGAGATGTGGTGGTATAGTTCATTCCATTGAAGGGCGGGACGGGCCACTGCGGGGTCTGGCGCGGCGAAGCAAGGGAGCTGGTCAACTCAATAAACTGACCGCCTAGCCATAAAGGCATTGATTAGTGTTTTTATGGCTGGGTCTGGCGAGGTCGGGCAGGGCGGGGCGGCGCATGGCGTGGCTTGGCAAGACAAGGGAGGTGGCAGACCTCATTAAAAACTGCCGTCAAATAAGCGCATTCGATGAGTGCTTTTATTTGACGTATGGCAATGCACTACGGCGCATGGCTCGGTACTGCCGCGCTAGGCAAGGCGCAACAAATTCCGGTTTGTTGCTTGATGCGGATTCGATGAGTCTACATCAAGCAATCAATCAACAATCAAGGCGAGGATGTAAAGATGGCTATTATCAAACTGAAAGTTGTAGGCGTTTCACCAATGCTGATGCAGGCCGACACGCTTGTTGACCCGCTGAATCCGCTTACCAAGGCACACAAGGAAATCACAGGAAAGCGCAAGAAAACCGATGATGACCACGAGGCAATTGCCTTGTCAGAGATGCGAAGCTATCTGTATCACAACGATGAAATCGGCATCTACATGCCAGCAGCAAACTTTGAGGCGAGCCTGCGAGATGGCGCAAAGCTCAATAAGTTGGGTCAGCACGTTAAGCGCGGCATTCTGGTGCTAGATGACGCAAAGCTGATTTATGAAGGCCCGCAAGACCCTGATGTTTTGGTGCGAACTCGTTCATTCCAGTATGCTAAAACAGTTGTGGTGCAACGCGCTCGCCTGATGCGTTACCGTCCGATTTTCCACAAGTGGTCGTGCGAGTTTGTTGTGAGCTATGACGAGCAAATCCTGAATCGCGATGAGGTGTTAACAATTGCCGAGAATGCTGGCAAATTCTGCGGTCTTGGCACTGACCGCGCTTTGGCCGATTCAATGTTGAAGTAATGGAGGGTTGATCATGTCATACAATGCTGAAACTGCGCTGGATAGATTCAAAGAGCTTGGTCAGGAGTATGGTGGATTCATTAGTCACGCCGATGTTGAGTACATCATCCAGATCAATAAGGACTTGCCTAAATCCGGAATTGAAGGCGCTCCGATTGCAGAGGTTCTTGAACGCAGGCAGTGGGAAGTTCTTGGCAGATTCGACAGCTTCAAGTCGATGATGCTTGAGGATTTCAATATGCTTCTCGTCAATGTGCGCGGCCAGGGGTATAGGATTGCAAGCCCATCAGAACACGCAGAGCTTGCGGCAAGAAACTTCTCTGATGCGGTTCAAAAGGCTGGCAAGCAGTCAATGGAGATTCTTTGCAACGTAAACAAGGATTTGCTCACAAGCAAAGAGCTTTCTCGACATGCTGATGTTGAGGTTCGTCTGGCCGGATTGAGCATCCACATCAAAAACAACATCCCGCTGGCAGACAAGTACAAGCCAAAAAGCATCGGATAACAATAAGCCCCTCGCGGGGCTTTTTTATTGGGCCTTCCATTTCAATCCTGTCGATGACGATAGCGCCCTGCCAACGCCGCCTCGCCGCTGACTGATCTGTTTAGAAATTTCCCCCACAATGATCTCCATCTGCTTGCCATCCATTGACGTTTTTGTCTGCACATTCTCGCCAGAGTAATTGTGCACCTGAACGTTTTGGCTGAATCCACCTCCGCCGATTTGGTCGTTTGGAATTACCTTACCGCCGTCACCTGGAATCATGAAGTTTTTGCCGCCGGACTGGAATATCTCAGGAGCGCCGCCTTCGCCAACTCGGTACATCTTGCCAGCGTCAACTGGGCCGCCGAACTCGCGAGCGCCAGCCAATGGAGCCATCGCAATAGCAGGCGTCCCTAAAGCCTGAGCCGTTGCGGCAGCAGCTCCAGCGGCTGCCGGAGCTAGTCCAGGCCCCACAATTGGAATTGCCGCTGTAGCCGCAAACGCTGCCTGGGCAGCCAATGCCGTTTGCATCCCAACCTGAGCAGTTACAGCGGCAGTCATTGCTGCTCCCTTTGTGGCATTCATCGCCTGCTCTGCGGCGAATGCGGAGCTGGCAACAACTTGGTTTTTTACGTACTGCAAACCAATCTCAACAAGCGCACCAATTGCCTGATTCATTATCACATTGGCAAAATTCTGGATGGCCTCCGTTGCCGACATGGTGCCAGACAGTAAACCGGATATTGCATTTGTGGACGCCTGACCGAACGCATCAATGCTATTCATCAGGAATTCGTTAGCCTCAGACTGCGCCTTGAAATCCTCGATAACTGCGGCTTGCCTTGCCTCTTGGTATTGCCTTTCAAGTGCCGCTTTTGTTGCCTGATAACTCTCGTTCAGCTTTCCAGCCTGCTTATAATAGGCACCCAGCTTTGCCAAATCCTCTTTATACTTGGCATCCACATCCTCTGTTTTTATGACAGAGCGCTTAACGCCTTCAAAGTCATCGTTGACCTTTTTCTTTGTTTCGTCTGCTTTTTGCTGTTTCTTGATTTGCTCCTCAAGTTTCTTCCGTGACAGAATTTCTTTAGCTAGAGCTTCTACCTGCTTTTCTGTAGCCTTTTCGTTAAGCTGCTGCCGCGCTTCCATTCTTGCGGATTCGATGCTATACCGGCCAGTTGATCCGGTAACTTCCTCTGTCCCGCTTTTAAGGTTAGCTAGCTCTATGGTTAGCTGCTGTGTTTTTAGTTTTGCGTCAGATATTGTCTGCGCGTTTTGTTTTGCTGAAGCCTCAGATCTTTTCCGCTCTTCCGTTAAATCTTTTTCGCTAGATTTTAGATCCTTGTTAGCCTGCTCGTTGCGGTAAATCTCAACAGCCAAATCACCAGCAACTCGCTTTTCTGTGAGAGTTGCACCTGCGCCAGCCCTCTGCTCACCGGCAAGTCTTGCCCGCGCCTCTCCGGCCAAGCGAGATAGCTCCGCCTGTTTCTTTAGCTCTTCTATCGCCCCCTGTCCTTCTGTCGTGACTTTCGTTACAGAGACATATTCTTTTCTGTTTTTTAGCTCTCTATTGCCGATAGCTAACACGCTGTTCAGCTCTCGCTGCATGGCAAGCTGGATGCCTGTCGCCGAGTTTGAGCTTCCAATCGCCACATAGTTTTCGCGTAGCGCTCCGTTTTGATACTGCTGCATTGTGTAAAGCTTGTTTGACGTCCTGCTTAACTCGGCCTCTTTAGTCTCCAGATCTGCTGTTGCTATGGACAATTCTTGCTGTAGTTGTATGAGCCCGTCTGTGCTGCCGAAAAGCGCCATCGAGGTTTTGGCGTGGTGTTCGTATTTGGCGCTCAGATCTGACACGGCCTTGCGCTGCTTGGTAATCGCTCTAGTCTGTTCAAGTACAGACTGCTCAAGCTTTGCCTCTTGCGCTGCAACCTGCGCCGACGTTAGATTCCTCAGTGAGCCAGCGGTAACCTCCAGTGCGTTGCCGTACTCTATAGACTCCTTTCTGGCGCTCTCCATGCTGCTGGCGAGGTAGTAGATACCAGCGGCGGCAATGAATGCAATACCGGCTGGCCCACCCACCAGAGCTAATGCTCCATTCATAACACCGACTGCAACGCTTGCTGCTCTTGAGGTTGCTGTGAGGGCCGTTTGCGCAGCAGTTTGCGCGGCGGTGGCTTGTGTAACTGAAAGAGTGGCAAGTCTTAATGTTGATTTTGCTGCGGAAAGCTCGTTTGTGACTGCAACCTCTCTCGCCGTGGCGGCGGCTATTGCCGCTGATGTCTCAGCTTGCGCTGTTGCAAGTTTTTTGTTTAGCGCTATTTCCGCCAGCCTTATTTCCGCCATTCTGGTAGATGTCTTTATTCTACCGACATCGGAAATCTGAGACTTTAACCTCTGTACCTCTAGGGCCTTTTCTGAAGCTATCTGTGACAGTTGAACTCTTATCGAGTTTTCATTAGCCTTTGCAACTGATATTTCAGATGTAATTTGGGCAGATGAAGCCTTTACTGATGCTAGCTTTGCCTCTGTCAGCCCGACAGTTGTCACTGCTGAAAACCGCTCAGCCTCAGCTCTAACCTTTTCTGCTGTTGCTTGAGATAACGCCTTCTCGGCCGCTTCCACGCTGGCAATTGACGCTGCGTGATTTGCTACAGCGTTTTTAATCATGGCGGCTGCCGAGTTTGCCATCGCCCCTACGAGTTTCGCGCCATAAACTGTCGCAAGCAGCTCACCAGCAACAACTGCCGCCCCTATGTTTTCAGACAGCGCCACCATCGCATCCCCGATTTTGGCGACTGCTTTTTGTACATCCGCGTTCGTGCCAAGAGACTTCGTGAGATTGTTTAGCGCCGCCGCTCCTTTTTGCTCAAATGTTTGGTTCATTTTCGCAAACTCAGTATCCACTGATGACGCCATGCCGCGAATTGCATTAATGACAACTTCTGTAGTGAGCTTGCCTTGTGCTGCTAGCCCTTTCAGCTCCCCACGGGTAACACCAAGGCTGTCGGCAATGCCCTGCATAATGCGAGGCGCTTGCTCATTCACAGAGTTAAATTCTTCTGACCGCAACGCCCCTGCACCAAGTGCTTGCCCAAGCTGAATGATTGATGATGCAGCCTCTTCACCTGTTGCGCCTGAAACCACAAACGCCTTGTTGATGGTCTCTACTATTTTGATCATCTCACCGCCGGACGTGATAATCCCGCGAGTTGCTGGCTCAAGTCGTGCATATAGTGATGCAACGGCAGCTAGTGGAGTTCTAGTGTCTTGCGCCGACTTGAATATCGCGTTTTGCACATCAACAAGATTCTGCCCCTCTTTCAGATAGTTTGTTATCTTGTTTCCGGCGATAGTCCATGCGTCTGCATATTTGATTACCCTATCTACAGCTAGCGCTCCAGATATTGAAACCATTAACCCGTATGTTTTAGATAGCACTGGATTAAGGTTTGCAGTTGAGTGCTCAATCTCATCAAATGCTCTTGACGCTCTCCTTGAGCCGCTAACCAGCCTTCCAGTATCTAGGTCAACGGTATGATCTGGTTTCTTTGCGTCTGGATATGCTTGGTCAATCAGGCGCTGGAAGCGGGTCATAGTTAGCTGTTCAGCCTCTGCAAGTGGCAGCTTCAAAGCCGTGCGGGCAAGGTCGATAAACTCTGCCGGATTCCACTGCGGTACATAGTCGCCGCCTCCATCTGATTTCTTGGTGCCAATCATTCCGTGTTTTAGCAGTGAGCGAGCCAGCGCGATGATGTTTTCAGTTGGCATCTTGCCGACCTGGTAGAGAATCTTGGTGCCGTGGTAGTTTGGCGCGAATCCGCCTAGCAGCTTAACCAATCCGCCATCATCCTCGCCCTCATAGCACGAATACAGAATATGAAGCGCAGCCTGCAATACTGACTTGTGCGCAAGCTCCAACAATCGCGGCATAAACGCGCTAGGGCACTCTCGCAGCATTCCGTCATACGATGCGCCGTACAGGTCTCCGAAGGTGCTCACAATCTCGCTGGGTGAGCCTATGCGCGACAGGTTTTTGAAGCTAGGACGGAATACCCATTCCGTGACTTCTCCGGTGGCAGTGTCGATGTGTTCCACCATGCAATCGCCAGACGTTGTATCTATCATGAATCCTCCTGTGATTGCATGATTTTACCACGTTGGGCTTGACGGCTATCCGCGCTTGATGTGTAATAGTTTTGGATTAGAATGAAATGAAAGAATATCTGAAGATGGGTGATGCTTTTCCTGATGGTGTGTATGTTTGCACTGAGGAGTGGATGAATGGATGGTTTGAGCTGAGACACGTTGATGGGGGATCAATAGACGAGTCTTGCGATGGTGGATTCAGTGAGCGAGACGCAAATTATATCTCCCACGCCATCAACTCGCACGATGAGCTTGTGGCAGAGGTTGGGCGGTTGCGTGATGCAATGTCAGGATTGCTATCTCTCACTGAGCACTTTGCCGAGTGCGGAGGATGGGATGTTAATGCTTACGCAGAATACAAAAAGGCAAAAGGGGCATAAAGCCCCTTTTTCATGCGTTAAGAACTGCCAGCTTCAACCCGACAGCGCCGGTGATTGTAACAACTCCGTCGAAAAACTTGGCTCGCGAGTTAACGTTAACCATGCGCGAATCACCTTGAGGAACAACCACTGAAACTCCAGATGATGTGCTAACTACACCAGCGCCAGGCACCGTTACGTTGGTTGACGCTCCACCCTTAATCAAGGCAGTTAGCGAGCCAGCAGTGGTGTTGTTGAACAGCAGGTACTGGTTCTTTGCAATGGTGATGGTGTCGCTTGCTGTAAGTGTGGAGAATGCCACACTAAACACACCATCTTGAGCCAGAGAGATACTT